TTTCTGCGGTTCGTCTAGTTGTTTCACTAAAACCAAAACATCTTCCAAAGCAACATAATTTTTTTCACCATACACTCTATCTAAATTTTCATTTTTCTCAATCAATTCTTGTTTATTCATTCATTCAACCTCCTCAATCTCAATACCTGGACAATCAAGAACCCAAGCAAAATCGGAATATTCTAGTTCCTTTCGTGTAAATGTTTTATTTTTTTTACTATTGTTAAAAAAATGAAATCCAACTTCTGTTTCATTTAGATAATCATCTGTATTTTTTACCTTAACTTTGTATTTTGGTTCTTTCTCAGCATCGTAGCTGGTAACCCAAGCTTTGGCAAAAAGTTCTTGATTCTTTCTGTCATTAATCCATTTATTCACTACTTTGCCATTCTTAGCATAGAGATGAATAGTAGTACTATCAAGTGCAGAACGCAGACTAAAATCTCTTAAAAGTTGACATTTAAAAATCCAGTCATCTATAAAACTAGGTAGAAGCACTTTATTCGATTCTTGCCGAATCTTATCAGCATCTTTTAATTGCTGACCAACATATTCTCCCTCAAGTTTGCCTTGCTCGTAACCACTGCGATATTTCATCAAACCGTAGTCGCCACCTAATTCTTTTAGGATGGTATTAAGCCATATAGTTTGTGTCGTTGGGTCAAACCCTCTAATTCGACCAACAACATCTTTTAGTTTAAATGGTAACGGTTCTGGTTCATCCAAAGACCGTAAGTCTTTTAAAACCAAATCAACCGAGGTCAGTCTTTTCTTGTTAGCTTTCATTTTTTCGTACTGATTGATTAATTTTTCTTTATTCATTCTTTACACCTCCTCAACTTCAAACAATGTACTGTTAAACACTTCCCCAAAGCCAGCAGCTTCTAGTTCTTTGCGGGTAAATTTAGTTCTAAACGGATACCACTCACCACACCAAAATATTTTTCCATCTTTTTCGCACAAGATTTGAGCATGATTTTTGTGGTTTCTTGCTTTTGGCATGGAAATGCGATACCGCTTTTCTTTCTCGACCTCGTAGCCGAAAAGCCATGCACGAGCGAAAAGTTCTTGATTTTCTGCCCATTGCAACCACTTTTCTACATCACCATCTTTTTCAAAAACACGCATCGCTCCAAATAGAGAACGCCCTATATTTTTTGAAAGCTTGAGCCAATCCGCCACAAACTGCGGTACTACGACTTTCTGCGGTTCGTCTATTTGTTCTAAGTCTTGTAGAAAAATTTGACGAGCGGTTTCTGCTCCTGGAGCATCCCATACACCTTCAAGCCTTTTGTATTTCTCAATCAATTCCTGTTTATTCATTCTTCCAACTCCTTTAATTCTTTCTGATAGCCTTTCAGCTTCTTTCTCAAAAGATCACGTTCAGCAGAACGGATATGCTTGTATCTTGGCAAGCATGGTTCTTTAGTTTCTTCAATACGCTGTTCTGTTATTTCGATTGAGTGTTTCAAAGCCTCAATCCTTGCTTGTTTAATTGCGTTCATTTACTATCTCCAGTGCTTCTTCCAAACTACGAGCGACTCCTGCTTTAGCGCCTCGTTTTTTAACTACTTCAATAAATTTTTTCTGTTCTGGTCGAACACGACCTTTTTCATTTTTAACTTCGATATAAAAAATCTGTCCATCTGATCTAAAACCATATAGGTCTGGATGTCCTTTTGGCAGTCCAGTATCAAAACAACGACCATCCATCATTCTTACTTTTCCTACATTCGTACGAAAAACCATGTGACCAGCTTTAGTCAATCCAACTCTGATTTCATTTTGTATTTCTTGTTCTGATTTCAAAATGTCCTCCCTATGTTACCGTATTGCATTTTAGAACGGTAACAAACAAAAACTCAGTCATATCAATGGTTTGCGACATTTTTTAACCTATTTGTTACCGTTACTGTTACCTTTTCTCTTTATATATATTTTATTTATTTATTTTTTATTATTTCAATAGAAAAGAAAGGTAACACGGTAACAAACATAAGCAAAACCCTTGATACATAAGGCTTAAACATTGTTACCGTAGTATAAAAACATACGGTAACCTAACGGTTAACGGTAACTAATTCAAACCCTGATGTAATCATTTGACTTTCATCATCCATCCAAGAAAATCCAGTATAATGTTTCGGTACATCTACTGAGGGAATGAATTGACTCGAAGGCCTCATTTTCTTCTTCACCCATCCATCGGGAACGTTTTTAGCTAATTGAGTTTCAAATTTACGTTTTGTTAATTTTGTGACTCCTTCATCTCTGCACCATTCCTGATACAACCACCACAAAAACCTTGAAGGGAGGCGCGTGGATTGGAATTTATAAAACCATTCATTGACGAATGCCTTGACGGTATCATTTGATTCTTTGAAATCTTCTAAGGCTTCGAGTGATGCTTTAGGTTCAATAAATCTATCGAATGAAATTTCAAGAGCTTTCTTTAAGACATATTCCAAGACTTCTTCACGATAGATATAATCATCTTTGATTGCCCAATTGTCTTCCTTGCTTGAAAATGACTTTCTAAAAGGTATAATTCCAAACCGTCTGTAAGTTCCGTTGGTCTTATTTTTAAACCGTGGTAGTTCATTTGTTGACTGGATAACCGTTTTTCTAAAAACGGTCGTATATGGTTGTTTATTTTTTTCTTCAACCAAGACTGGTTCTCCAGTTACAACTGAGTTAAAGTTTGACGATTCATCTACATAGATACCAGCTTGAACATCATCCCCGATGATCACCGTCTTACCTTCAACCATGGATAATGCAAAACGCTCTGAGAATTGATTTAATTTAAGACTGGCTACGTTCCTCATTCCAACAAGGTTAGTAATGAGTTGCTGCACCGTACCCTTACCGTCATTCCCCTCACCGACAAACCAGATTGATTTTCGGTAAGAGTAATTTCCATTCAGACTAGCTGAGATAACTTGCCAGATGAGTTCTACAAGCTCTTCATCTCCACTCATAAGGTCAAGTAACCAACTATCAATATCCCACCCGTCAATTACAGGAGATTTTGCAAAGTGGTCGTATTCTGTCCCAATGGTTGAGAAGGCTACAAACTCATGCGTAAAACCTTGTAGTTTTTTCTCTTTTTTGTCATAAATGCCATTCTTAACTAAGATAAAACGTTTAGGGTCTTTATATGCACCGATTGAGAAATCGCATGAAAAACCTTCGTGTTGATTTAATCTTGGAGTAGATGCAAGCATAAATAGAACGTTCTTTGACTTAGCTTCACTAAAGTTTGGTTCTAGTAACCGAATGATTTTATAAGCAAAACTAGGGTCTTTATGATAGTATCCATGGTCTGGATCATAAATCGCTACACGTTCATTTGGTAGGTTCACGATGTGTAAAATCTGTTCCATGCCCTGCGCTACTGCTAATTCAGTCAACCGTGTCGGTGGATTGCTTTTTTCTTCTCGTGTACCATATTGTGTTTCTTCCCACTTTACGTTTTCAAGCCAATTCTCTCGATATTTTCGACAAGCTAAGCGAATTTCTCTCCAGTCATTTGCTTTTTCAATAAACGCTGGATGTTGTATGACTTTGCTTTTGTATTCTTGCTTCACTGCTTCAATGTTCACTGCCACCTCGTCTATCCATCTCCTTTCTAACCATGCTTTCAAATGTTCTATCTACTTCATCCATTGGTAAGCTGTCTGAAGTATAGTGATTTGCTATTTTTGCAAGTAAATAGACTGCATCTACATCCACCCCTCTCATTAAGAGGCCACCAATAAAACTGGCAAGAGCGTTATTTCTACCACCTTTATCCCCTAGACCGAAAACGACTTGCTCGAATAGTTTTGCAGTTTTACTTGAAAACTCTCCTCGACTGTAATCAGTTGTGAAGTTGAGTGGTTCTTTTGCTTTTTTGGATATTTGTAGGATTGCAACTATTTCTTGCGGTGCTTCAGCAATCACATCTGTTGTTTTATCCCAAACATATTTTCCTTTTGGACTATTGCTTGGTGCGACTAGTACATAATTGTTCTTGTTCGCCTTAATATCAATACCAGGTTTCACACGAATATCTTGACTTAACTCAACCCCTTTTGGTTTCTTAAGAAAGATATGCTTTCCACCGCTAGGGGTTGTAGCAGTCAAGGTAGTAGGAATATACTGTGATAACTCCCACTCTTTTAAAGATTCATAACCATTCTCTGTGACGGATACATCAATATCAATCACAAAGAAATCGGTTGTTCTTACTGCAATATTTGCATCTGGTTGCTCGTGCCAAAATCGTTTAATCTCATCCTCAGTAAATGTCCTATCTTTGAATTTAGTGATTGCACGTTTACTTTTCTTATCGATTGGGATGACTGAGAAACCTAATTTTTGATAGTGAAGGGCGTAATCTACCATCCCAACCATAAGCTTAGAATGGCAAATCTAAATCATCATCTTTAGTTTTCGCTGGTTCAGATGATACCGTTCCAGAGTAAGCTGGTAATTCAGATTGTTCCATTTTCTTGATATTCAAGTTATCGTAGGTCTTACCGTTGTATTCTGACTGTTCATTTTTCACAGTCACTTTCAGCGTTTTACCAGTGATAAGACCCAAGAATTGTTCAATTGTATTTACTTCAACACCTTCAGGGATTTTAACCGCTTTAGAATATCGTTGCAAAGCCCACTCTGGATATTGAAGGGTTTGTTTATTGATCCATACCTTATCAAAGATTAGGTTGTTACGGAATTTCTGTTGGAAGTCATCACGGATTTTCAAGCGAATGTCTAAGTAATCTGTTCCACTTTGACTTGCTGATTGCTCAGCTTGAGCCACTACTACTTCATATGTTCCGTCTTCGATAGATGAAAATTGTTCTGCTGCTTCATAATTTACTGAAAAAAGTGCCATGTTTATTATCTCCATAAATTTAATTCTTTTTGCTTGTGCCACATCCAACCTGGTTTGTAGCCATTGAGTATACGAAACGCTTTAAGTTCCGCTAAGTTCTTACATCTTGTGTATCTTTTTCCATAGGTCATTACACGACGATACACAATCGCTTCTTCTTTTTTGACCTCTATCTTTTCGCCTTGAATGGTAATAAATTCCATTCCTTGATTGATTTTTTCTAATTGAACATCTGATTTCTCACGTTCAATATCCTCAATCATTTTCTTTTTAATCACTTCTGCATTGCAGTATGGACAATGACCATCTTCTAATTGGTCTCTCCAAAACGTTGCAAAACACTCCTCACAAGTTACTGTTGATCTCTCGGATGTCTTCTTTGTTTTCTTTGTTCCGTCAAGAGTCCAATCTCTATCATCGTTTGGTAGCCCATGTCTAATATGGTTACCTACATGATCAATTAAAATCGCACGTTTGCCTTCTCTTGGATTTAATGCCCTCATAGCAAATTGAAGATACAAGGAAAGCGATGCAGTAGGTCGTAACATGATACAAACATCCACGTTTGGTAAGTCAATACCTTCTGTAAAAAGATTGACATTAACCATAATAGTCAACTTACCATCTCTAAATGCTTGCATAAGACTCTCACGTTCGCTCTGTGAGGTTTTTCCACTAACTACACCTGATTGATAGCCATGCTCAGAAAATCGCTTAGAAACCCTCTCAGCGTATTCTACGCTATGGGTATATACGATAGCTTGTTTTCCTTTTGCTAATCGTTCGTAGTGGTCGATATAATCACCGTATTCTGTTTTGAAATCAAGTGCTTCATCGACTGAGTGGTTTGTAAATTCTCCAGAGCGTTTTTTTAGTTTAGCCATATCCAGTAGGTTTACTGAATAGTAATCAAACTCAGATATGTTTCCGTGTTCTTGTAACCAGCGGATTGACTTTCCTACGACTAAATCATCTGCTATATCATGAAACCCAGAGCCATCTAATCGAATTGGAGTTCCTGTAAAGAATAATTGAGTTGCGTTTGTGAAGTGATTTAAAATTGTCTGATATTGTTTTGCTTTAATGTGGTGAGCTTCATCTACAAGGATTACATCTACCTCAGGCAGCTTATTCAATCTACGTACAATACTTCCAACTGTTCCGATAATCACGTTGTCTAGTTTCACTCCTCCACGATTGAATGTTTCGTGGACTTGCTCATTAATTTCTTTCCTATGGCTAAAAAATAGAACTTTTTTATTTTTATCAGTTGCATTTTTAGCTATGAAAGACATCACGACTGTTTTCCCTGAACGTGGTGGTGACTGTACCATGATTTTACGATTGCCTGCCTTCATGGATTTGATAATGTCAATTATCAGTTCCTTCTGGTAATCCCTGAGCGAAAAGCTCATCTACCTTACACCCCTTCCTATCATCAAGACGGTTCTTAGCATATACGCTTGCAGAAGGTTGTAAGATAAACCCACGGACTTCTTCACCGTCATCTGTTGTCTTCTTAACTAGACGAGCAACCACATCGGTCAAACCAAGAAAATTATTCAGGATTTTATTCCGAATGTCTGGCATAGCCCTGTTGTAAATCATGCCATTCTCATCTGACCATTGATCTGATGTTTCCCATGCAGTAAATACAATCCGTTTATTTAACTGCAAAAGCGCTCGTAAACTATCTAAGATAGTGAAGTCGACCCTTTGGTAATCTGCTTGTGTTGGTACTCGATGGTTTTTCCCATCTCGTCCCAGATTGGCAAGGCAAGCTCTGAATAATTCAGAAACATTATCAACTACGATTGTGTCGTATGGCTTCCCTGCTCCATTCAGCAGTTCTTTAACCACTGATAACCATTCATCCCAAATCTTATGCGTATCAACATCTGCGATATCAATGTTAGGGTTACCAGCTAATACTTTTGCTGACTTATCAATATTGATAACCAATGTCTTTCCTGGAATGAATGAAATCGCAGTTGTTTTCCCAAACCCTGGATTCCCATAAATCAGGTAACAGGCATCATTATTTGTAATTTCTGTTGCTTTAGTGATTTTCATCTTATACTCAAATTCTTCCTTTCTACTAGAGTTGCACCGATAATTTCAAGACCGTTCTTCAAGTCTTCTTTCAAGCGTTTTTTATCAGGCTTCCACGTTGCTACCTTGTAACTTTCAGGAAGTACCAACTCATCAACTTCAACTGCTTGAGACTTACGGAACGACACTTTAAATAGTGGTGTATCCACTCGTTCATGGCCAGTTAGCTGCATGCTGGTAGAAAGTGTTTCTTTCAAGTGATCTTTCTTCTTTTCATCAGCCTTGTTCAATTCAGTCAAACGCTTGATTTCTGCTTTTCGTGCTTCGACATCAGCTTCAAGATTTTTTATAACCTTGATATAATTTTCGACTTTATTTTCGTAGTCGGTATTCCAGTCGATACTATCAAGCGTATCTGCTTTTGTTTCGTCGTCCAAGTCCATGTTATAAATATCAAGGAATTGGCCTGTTAATTCGTAAAGTGTTGCCATTTTTTGTTTCTCCTATTAATCGTATGCTTTGCCTTCAAATTCATTAACCAAATCTACACTTCCACACTTTGGACATTCAATGATTGGGTAACTATCGACATACTCGAATGTATTCCCACAATCACGACATCCACATTTCCAGATATATAGGCTCATACAATCACCCCTTTGGTTGTGGTAGGGCAAGTAATTCAGGTCTTAGCCCCTCTGGTTTTTGTGTGTCGTAAGTGAATTGACGGTCACAATTTCTGATATTCATGCGTGCAATGTTATTGAACTGATTTCTACCTTGTTGATAGACTTCAATAACCATCTTGTCATGTTCTTCTTGTGCTTTCTTTTTCGCTTTCGCTTTCTGTTCACTATTCGCAATCAAAAGCAATGCGATGAATAAGCAAGTAATAATTGTTACAAGTCCTAAAAATTGGCTTGCTAAAGTCGGTTCTGTCATGTTCTATACCTCTAGTAGTTTTTCTAGGTCAGCTATGCGCTGATATAAGATTTGGTTTTCTTCTCTTGTTTCAATCAATTCACGGTTCAAGTCTAATGCGACTAATCGCCAATCGGTATTGACTTCGATTTTTGTTGTTTTGAAAAACCATTTTGTCATTCTGTCTAATAACTTCATGCTAAAACTCCGAATTGTTTTTCTTTCTTCAAGTTTTCCAACATTTCTGATAGTGTTTCTTTTTTAGTGCGATAACGATTTCTGCTTTTCCATTTAACAAACAATCGAAAACCTTCATAATTGATAAACACTAGCTTGTGTGTTGGATTGTCAATAAATTGTTTAAAGTCTGGATGATCTCGCATTTCTTTCGCCCATGTTTTGAGAGTTGAAACCGTCAACCCCTCCCACATCTGGCAAAGATGTTCATAATCACCATGAGTAGCTTTTTCATTTATTCCTACTGGCTTGTAGGTAATTTCCATAGCTTTTCCTCTCTTTCTGTGATATAATTAAATTGAAAATTTTGGTAAGCGCCCGACTTCTCGTCAGGTGCTTTTTTTTTGAATTAAGCCACATCTTTTTGCTCAATCAGTGGCAAAATTCCTTTTTTATTTTTAAGTAAATCGTAAAGGAACAAACGTCCTTTTTGAGTCCAGTATGTATGCATCTTGCTATAATCTGCATCGATTGTGTGAGTTTTTGATTGAGTATAACCTTTACCTGCGTATTTTTGATACAAGAGCCAAGTATTCCCTTGTTTGAATTGAATTTTCAACTCGTGGAGAATTTTATTCAATTTTTTTGCGCTCATTCCATAATCTTTTGCAATTACTGAAATCGGTACAAGTGTTTTATTTTGCAAGACCAAGTCGTAGTATGTTGCTTTTGGTTGTAGTTCTTGGATAATTTGATTCTTTTGAGCCACTTCTTCTTGTGCTTGTAAACGTAATTGACGTTCTTCCTTGAGTTTTTGAAGTGCTGCGATTGCCATATCAGGGTTGTCCAACAAATCATCAATAGCATACAAACCATGCTTACGAATTGATTTCAAGATTTCTTTGACTTTCTTTTTGAACTCTTTAGCCAGTGGCTTACGAGATTGCATAAGAACTTCATAGAGACCGTTCTCTGTTAAGAACCATACTTCTCTATTTTGACCTGAACGGAATAATGTTCCGACCAGCTTCTCATCTTCATCGATTTTATCCAGCATTTTATTTACACTGGACAAATCATATTCAATCCACTCTGCAACATCCTTTGCGACAAACAGTGGTTCATCTGCTGTACCGTATACCGTGAAGTGTTTACCGAGAACTTCCTGCTCGTTAATAATTTGTAATTCCATACTGTTCCTTTCTAGTTTGGTAATTTCAGAAATTCCGAAACGTTATCCAAGAAAAAATCGTCAACAGTGACGTTTAAAGCATTTGCAAGTAGTACAAGATTCTTGTAACTAGCACTTCTTAGATTTGCAGGGCTAGATTCATATCTCTGGATAGTTCTTGCAGTGATGCCTGTTTCTTCAGATAACTCTTGTTGGGTTTTATTTCGGAAACGACGTAGAACCTTCAATGTACTTGTCATACATATCTCCTTTCGTGATTTATATATTCATTATACACTTCGGTTTTTCCGATGTCAAGAGTTTTATTTCATTTTTTTAGAAATTTTTTTCTCTTTTCGTTTTACATAATTCGGAAAAAGTGATATTATATAGGAAAGAAATTAAGAAGGAGACCACAACAATGACAGAAGAAAGAAATTATTTCGCAACAAATTTAAAATTTCTTCGCCAAAAACATGGCCTCGAACAAATAGATCTTGCAACGAGGTTAGGTAGAAAAAGTTCATCTTCAATTAGTGAATGGGAAAAAGGAAAATATACTCCTAAAGCTGGAGTTCTTAATGATATAGCAAAAATTTTTGGTGTATCACTATCAAAATTAATGTCTACAGATTTAACAAATCCTTCCTCTGAAATTGAAGAAGAAAGTTCCACATTTAAATCAATTCAACGTAAAGCAAAAAAATTAAGTGTTACTGATCAAGAACGTTTGCTTAAAATTATGGAGATAACTTTCCAAAATATTTCGAATGGAGGTGGCGAAAACGACCACGATTTCTAGGGATATCGATTACGAAAAATTAAAAAATATAGCATATAGTTTTCTTAACCAATACACAAATGGTAAATTGCCAATCGACCTACTCCATATTATTTCACAACTTGATAATCTTCATCTTATGAAATATAGCACCTTTGCAAAAGAAAACGATTTGGATATTAATGAAGTTTACCAATTTTTAAATAGTGAAGATGGCGCATTGTGGTACAAAACCGATACACAAACATATATCTTGCTATACAATGATACTATTGATAATAAAGAACGTATTCGTTTTACAATCGCTCACGAATTAGGACATTATATTTTAAAACATAACGAAGTGAGTGATAAAACATCTTTATCTCGTTACACTTTGACTGAAGATGAATATAATGTATTTGAAAAAGAAGCAAACTTTTTTGCTAAGCATTTATTAGTGCCGTTTCCAATCCTTGGAAATTATGTGATGTTCTTTCGTTCTATGAATGACCAATTCATCCAAAATGTTTTCCAAGTTTCATTTTCTGTTGCAAATTATGTCATTGAAAATCTGAAATCTATGCAAACTTTTGGATTGGTAAAAGATGGTCATGAGGTTGAAAAGAAATTTTCTAGGTATATCACTACAAGTAAAAGTACCAGAATTTGCAGAACTTGTTGTAGCAAAATAGATAGAAATTCAAGATACTGTCATATCTGTTCTGCTCAACAACCAAAAGGAACAACGACATTAGAAGCTTATTTAGAAAATAGAGAGAAAGAAAAAGAACGTATGAGATACCCCAAATATGAATTAGATTTGACTGGATACCCATCGGCATGCCCACGGTGCGGAAATGAAGAGTTGGACTATAACAAATACTGTAACATTTGCGGGATATACACAAGGAATATTTGTGTTGGCCATTATGAAAACAACTACGATCAATTTGGTTACATGATAGCAATTGAACATTACTTAGAAAATGGATGTAAAAAAACTCTGTCTGGTAATTCTCGTTACTGTCCTGATTGTGGTGGAAAATCAAGCTACTTCTTTCAAGGATTGCTTAAAAATTGGGATTTAGAAAAAGAGGAATTAAAATTATGAAAATAGGACCTCGAACACCAAATATAAAAAAGAGAATATCGGCACGCACAACTGGTGCTATAAACCGAAAAATAAAAACAAGTACATCACCACTTTATGGACAAAAAGGTATTGGTTGGGTTAAAGACCCAAAACGTGCAGCATACAACAGTCTTTATAACAAAGTAACTTTTGGTTTCGGATCAGATGAAGGTTGTCTATTTGGTTGTGGTTGTGTCTCGATTATCGTATTCATAGTCATGATGGTTATTTTATATAACTTTTTATCGACAATACTATAAAAAAAATCCCCACACTCGCCTGCAAGCTAGAATGTGAGGATGTACTGTATAGGAAACAACCATTCAAAAGGTCATTTTCTTATACCCATTTTATCAAAAAAGTGAGGTAAACGCAATGTGGATGGAAGAACTTCCGAATGGAAAGTATAAATTTTTTGAGAGATACAAAGACCCGTATACTGAAAAATGGAAAAGAGTTTCTGTTACTCTTGATTCTGGATCGTCAAGAGCGAAAAAGGAAGCTCAAAAACTACTGGATGATAAAATAGAAGACGTACTCCAAAAGCTGACTACTACTTCTGCGCTCTTTCATACAGTTTTTTCAGAGTGGTGGGAATTTCATCAAAAACAGATAAAGTTAAGCACCTACAAAACTATGCTTGCTACTTATAACAGAATCTCAGATAAAATCGAAACTGGTACTAAATTAGAAAATATGGATGTAAGATTGATTCAAAGGTTACTTGATACTGAAGAATGGACTTACACTCAAAAGTACCGTGTCAAATCAATCTTAAATGTTTTCTTTGACTATGCTATTGACCAGGGATTCATTGAAAACAACCCTGCGAGAAAAGCAAAGTTACCAAGAAGAAAACAATCATTGCAGCAGATTAAAAATGCAAAAGACAAATACCTTGAACCAAAAGAATATAAAGCAATCTTGAAAGAACTCTATCGAAAAGACATTACTCTAAGATATGCTTTAGCTTGTGAATTTATGATTCTAAACGGATGCCGTGTCGGAGAGTTAGCTGGTCTTACACTAGACAAATATCATAAAGATAGTAAGACCTTGGATATTCATACTACATTTAATCGATACATTCCAGACGATGATGGAACTAAGACTTTTGCAAGTTTTCGGACTACACACTTAACGAAAAGAGAGATTGAAATTCTTGATCAGATGATTGAATTGAACCAGCTCAGTGAAAACACTGACCCAAATTGGTTTAAGAGCGACCGTATATTCGTCACAAACACTGGCAAACCAATCCATAGTTCTATCCTAAGCAAGTCACTTCAAAGAGCAAATGAGCGCCTTAAAAATCCTATTCCTAAACACATATCTCCACACATCTTCAGACATACCACGATTAGTATTCTAGCAGAAAATAAAATCCCTCTCAAAACGATTATGGATAGAGTTGGTCATTCTGATTCAGAAGTGACTACTTCCATCTATACCCACGTTACAAAGAATATGAAAGATGAAGCAATCAATGTCCTTGATAAAGTGATGAAGAATCTTTTATAAAAGTTTGCCCCTTTTATGCCCCCTGAACAAAGAAAAAGCCCTTCGGATAAAA